ACCACCTAACCTAGCGTTGCCTGAGTCTAGTAATACCGACGCGGCTGATATCAGTCACTCCGATGAGTAGTTATGACTACTACCTATCGGTATCTGTTTGCCGATTTACTTACTAACGAGATTATTGCGGAACTACCGATAACTGGCGTTAGTTTTAATCAACAATTAAATACGGCTGGAACTTTTCAAGCGCATATTCTTTTATCTGGTATTAATTCGGCTGAATATAACGTAGATAACGCCACGCTTCCTGCGCGTAACGCTATTTATGTGGATAGGAATGGCGAATTAGTTTGGGGCGGTGTTATTTGGGCGCGCTCTTATAACTCTGACGCACAAGCAATATCTATTACAGCCAGAGAATTTGAAAGTTATTTTGAACGTAGATTAATTACAACTACTGAAAACTTTGCTAATACCGACCAATTAGAAATAGTTAGAACGTTAATTGACGACGCACAATTGCTTCCTTATGGCGATATTGGCGTTATAACTGGTAGTGAAACATCTGGCGTATTAATTGACCGCGTTTATTACGATTATGAATTTAAACAAGTATGGCAAGCAATAAAAGATTTATCAGACCAAGATGATGGTTTTGATTTTAATATTAAAGTTGAATACGACAACGTTACAAATGAACCTAAAAAAACTTTAGTATTAGGTTATCCACGAACAGGACACGTTGATACTGGCGTAGGCGATATGGATACAAATGTATTTATGTTTCCTGCTGGAAATATAACAAGTTACGAATATCCCGAAGACGGTTCCATTACTTCTAATACGTTATATGTAACTGGTGCTGGTTCTAATGAAGGTAAATTAATATCGGTTGCGGCGGCGGCTACTTCTTTTGTTGATGGTTTTCCGTTATTACAAACAACTACTTCTTATTCAGATATTACCGACCAAAACGTTTTAGATGAACTTGCCACAGGTCGCGTATTAGCACTTAGCGAACCACCGCCAATTATTAAAGTTGTAGTTCCAGCCTTTGTTGAACCACAATACGGAACTTACGCAATTGGTGACGATATTCGTTTAATGATTACAGATGAACGATTTCCTAATGATTTACCGCATTGTCGGACTTAACGTAGAACCTGGTGAAAACGGACCAGAACGCGTTACCATAACCTTAACAATTACAACTAACTAGGAAGCGTTATGGCATATATAAATCAACCGCCTGACTTACGCGTTATGTTTAACGATATTTATCAACGTTTATCTAAACTAGAAACCGCGCAAAGATTTACTACACCTAACGTAGATTTTTCAACTAATACGCCTACTAATCCGCGTATAGGCGACCAATTTTTTGATACGGACGCAGAATTAATTAAATATTGGAATGGAACTCAATTTGTAGAAGTAGCGGATAATCTTTATGGAACTTCCATAATTACTTTACCTACCACAATACAAAGCGTTAATAACAATATGGTTTATACAGGTAATCCTTGTCTTATTGAAGTTCAACGTGTCGGTAAAATGATTACTGCTAATGCTCTTATAGATTTTACAAACGTTAGTAATTTTGGAACTGGACAAATATATTTTGATATTCCAGCAGGTATCCCTACACGTGCGCACGATTTACAGGCTGGTGGTTTTCTTCTTGACGGCGGTGCTTATTACACAATATTTGGAACGTTAGGCGCAAGTGCTACAAAAATGTATTTATGGCACCCAACCAGCAACGGTGCTTCGGATACTGTAACTCATAATAAACCTGCGGTATTAGACACAACTTCTGTAATTAACATAACTGGCGTTGCTCTGTTAGCATAATGTTATGTCTGTAAATAATTGGGCTGCTTTAGCCGTATCCGTTACAACCCTAATGGGAGCATTAGCCGTGGGCGTTCGTCATCTTGTTAAATATTATTTATCCGAATTAAAGCCTAATGGCGGTTCAAGTATGAATGATAAAATTTCAGATATTGATAAAAAGGTAGATAAACTAGAAACACGTATTGACGAAATATATAAATTAATGGTGGATAAATGAACGTTATAGATATTGCTAAACAAGAACTTAATTATCAAGAAGGTAAAAATAACAATACCAAATATGGTAAATGGTACGGATTAAATCATAATCCGTGGTGCGCTATGTTTGTATCGTGGGTATTTGACCAAGCAGGTGAAATTAAAAAAGTTGCCGCAAGCGGTAAAAAAGGTTTTGCTAGTTGCGCGGCTGGTCTTGCTTGGTTTAGTAAAAAAAATAAACTTGTACCAGTTGGACAAGCACAAGCAGGAGATATTGCCTTTTTCCAATTTGATACTGACGCGGAACCAGACCACGTGGGTATTGTTATTAGGAATAACACTAGATTAAAGCGGTTAGTTTGTATTGAAGGAAATACAGCCGCAGATAAATCTGGTTCACAAAGCAACGGTGATGGCGTATATATAAAAAAACGTTCATATTCGCTAGTAATGGCTGTTGCCCGACCATAGGAGATATATGAGAAAGTTATCGGAAAAAGAAAAACTAATGCTTAAATCTGCCGCACGTCATTTTGTATTAGTAGCATTACCAGTATGGCAGGTTAGTAACGGCGATATGAAAGCGTTTGCTTACGGATTAGCCGCCGCAATTATCGGTCCAGCACTTCGCGGTATTGACAAGAATGACCCTGCGTGGGGTAAGGTCGCGGTGTGGTTGGAAACTGAATTAAAGAAGAAAGCCACAAAAAAAACTAAATAATAAATTTGCCTTTACCTAGCAATTATGGGGAAGTAACTTGCTAGGTAAAGGCTTATTTTTTGAGTAAAGATTAAGGCGTGTTTAATTGTCTTTTGTTTAATCTTTGCGGTATTCTTCTGTTATGTCTTTAGAAAACTCTATTGAAGAAGCACGTTATAAAGGTACTTCTATTTGCCCTTTTGCCAGAATGTTAAATAAATTAAATGACGCTGATAAAAAAGCACTTGAAGCGGCTATTAAAAAAAATCTACCAGATGTAACTCTTGCTACTGCTTTACGCAAAGAAGGTTACAGAATTGCTGAAGTAAGTATTTCGCACCATAGAAAAGGTTTATGTCGGTGCCAGTAGAACAACAAATAAAAGAAATACTTGAACAACGCCAGATGTATCACGGCGACTTCTATCAAAACTTTATTACCATAGGAAAAATATGGGGCGCATTACTTGGTGTAGAACCTATTGAACCTTATAAAGTTGCGTTAATGATGGACGCATTTAAAACGGTTAGAGCGTTTAAAAATCCAGAACACGAAGATAATTGGTTAGACAAAATCGGATATACAACTCACGCACAAAGTTGCGCTTTTTATGACGTGGCTAAGAAAAAATGACTTTAAAGAAACAACTGGAAGAAATACCTGACGAGGTAGCCAGTTCAGATGTAGTAGAACTACGTAAAGCGTTAATACGCACACAAAAACAATTAAAAGACGCAAAGCAACGCACGGAAGAATTAGTTGAAGCAACAATTCAAGCCGCATTTGACGCCACGTTATCTATGGGCGCAATTAAAGAAGTTGTTGCCCCTGTTATTGATAAACGTAAAGTTAAATCCGAAATTGCGCTATGGCATTTAACTGACTGGCAAGGTAGCAAAAAAACAACCACCTATAACAGCCAAATAATGCGCAAACGCGTAACTGAATTTGTAACTAAAGCAAAACGTATTACAGATATTCAACGTGCTGACCACCCTGTTAAAGATGTGGTTATTATGTTTGGTGGCGATATGGTGGAAGGTTTATTTAACTATCCAGCGCAATTACACGAAATAGACGCAACGTTATTTGAACAATACGTAACAGTATCCAGATTAATTGTGGATACAGTTAGAGAAGCATTAGCAATATACGAAAAAGTATTAGTTGTGGCAGAGTGGGGAAATCACGGGCGTATCGGTAGCAAACGCGCAGATGTACCACGTAGCGATAACGTGGACAGAATGTGTTACGAGTTAGCGCGGCAATTACTTAATGGAGAAAAACGATTAACTTGGGCAGACTGCCCCGAAGATGTTCAACGTGTAGAAATTGGTAACTACCGCGCGTTATTAATACACGGAGATGAAGTTGGTCGTAATGGATTTGCTAGCCCTACCGCAATTGTTCAACACGCAAACAGATGGCGTAGCGGTGCTTATCCGTGGGAATTCCGTGACGTATATATCGGTCATTACCATACTCACGCCTGTTGGCCAATGGCAAACGGATTAGGTTCGGTTTATCAAACTGGTAGCACCGAAAGTGATAACCGCTATGCCA